CCGAGTTTCAATTCGGTTTTAACAGTCTTCGGACTACGAGTTCTCCTCGTCCCACAGCTGCGACCCACTTCTATTAAGTCCTTTGAGTTTACTCGGGATGGAAGGGATTGTCAGTTTAGAGTTAAATTTACACAATGATAAAATCAACTTCTAAATGGCTTTTTCAGAGTAACAACTTTCTACGTGTAATAACGTGGTTAGCTGAGATTCTTGGGTTACCGGCATATCTTCATAAAGATCTAAAACTCTTTGTTCAAGATGTGTGTCGTTTACGCGAGTATTCGGGTATCAAGTATACAATTCAGATTCTTAAAGAATCTCATCGTATCCTTGCCAAATACTTGGCGGGCGATCCAGTGCGATCTGCTGAAATAATTGGTTGTGGAATTTCCAAATATGGTCTACCGACTATATTGCCGGTTGCGTTTCGGAAAGAAATTCAATCAGGTAATATCTTAGTTATTCGATATTCTCTGACGTTATTAGCTTTCTTTAGAGCTATGTACCAATTTCCAATTTTGAAATTATCATCCATTACCGATGAAGCTAAAGTAAGCTTCTCAGGAATGGTGGACTCTTTCTCGTCAGACTTACCTCATTTAATGAGATGGTTCCGCGAGATGGGAGGTTGTAATCCAAAATTGGGGAAACCTACATTCCAAGTAATTAACAGTGCAGGTCCAAACGGGCAAGCGACTATATCTGCAGGTTTTGATGCTGTTGCAATTTTATTGCGACAACCTTCAATCCTTTTACTCGGATGGAAGTTAGGGAGTAGATTTTCTATTCTCTTTATCATCCTGTTAGCTATAGGCTATTCCTTTTATATTTTTCTTACTGTTTTCTTTATCAACCACTCACTGCTGTTAGGGCGACTCTCCTTAAAAGAAGAGGCAGCCGGTAAAGTGCGAGTATTTGCTATTGTTGATTACTGGACTCAATCTTTTATGAGACCCATTCATAAATGGGCTTTTAAATTATTGAAATCCATTCCTCAAGATGGTACTTTTGACCACCGTGCCAAAGCTAATGAAGTTGGTAAATTTCTAGAAGAAAGTGGTAAACCTGCTTACTCACTAGATCTTTCAAGTGCGACAGATAGATTCCCGGTTAATATTCAAGTAGCAATACTTGCTTATTTCTTCGGTCGTCCATTTGCTCAATCTTGGAAGTCTGTTTTAGTCGATCGAGATTATTATCTTCGTAAAGAAGATAAATACCTTCGATATTCTGTAGGGCAACCTATGGGAGCCTTATCATCTTGGGCGGTATTTGCGCTATCGCATCACTTTGTGGTGCAATGGTCACATTACCGTACAGGTGGTAAGTCTTGGTTCTCAGACTACGCCATCATCGGTGATGATGTTGTAATCTTTGATACTAAGGTGGCTGAACAGTATCTAGTTATCCTAGGCCAATTAGGTGTTGAAATTTCAATGCATAAATCTCTGACATCCGTTACCGGAGTATTTGAATTTGCAAAACAAATTCACTACAAAGGACTGAACTTAAGTCCGTTAAATCCGAATGAGTCTATAAAGGCTTTTCGAGATGATACGTTCTTAGTTCAGTGGATCGAAGATCTATGGCAACGAGGTTTTAACCCTAGTTTCTTAGACGTAATTAGAAATTCTATACGATTCGGAAGGGGTACTGTGGACTTACACCGTAAGGTGGGTTCACTCCCTTTCTGGTCGCGAAGAATAGTGGTAGCTCTTACCTCTCCTTTCGGACCATTCCCAGTTAAACCTGAAAATTGGATTAACTTATATGGGTGTAGTTTGATTAGCTTAAACTCTAGTTTAATTCCGAGAAATCGGTTTTTATCTAAGTTTGCAGGCGATTCAAGAATCGTCAATGCTAATATCAAACTAATCCAAGAAGAATGGAATCAAATGTGTTCGAAAAGTTTCTCAACTATGTTTCATAGTTTAGAATTGGCATCCCAGATTTCTCTCGGGTTCCTTCGACACACGCGATTAGAGCGAGCTATAGGAAAATTATATTTAATTTTTGGTACTCCAATTATCCTAATTATATTAGGAAAGTTAGATATCAAAGAAGAAATATTTAGTCCTCGTCTGGTTAGATCCAGATTTGGATATAGCGCCCCTGCTTGGTCTCAGAGCTTATTTGATCTCCATTGGCCTTCCTCTATAGAGAAAAAGGCTTACTTGGATTTCAAAAAAGCGATAGATTTGCACAGATTTGCTCGACAAATCGCCTTCTCATTTCCTGTAGAAGGTTATGCCGTTAACCAAGGTTATGGTTTCCAAAACCCCGTAATGGGGGGGCCTCTAACTCCTTTTGGAGATAGTATCCCTCGTAATGAGGATATGGAGTTTTTAATTAGACTTCAAGAATATTCTCGACGAATAATTAACTATAACCCGTTAACGCATCGCCCTTCAGGTTATGAAGTATTAGCGATATCGGTAATCTGGGAGCTGGCTTTGATAGGGTTGTGCCTAACAACCTAGACAGGCGATTCTAATACCTTCTACGAAAGTAGTTAGGGGGGAGCCTAGTCTTTTAAACCGGGATGGATAGTCTATATAGGAAAG